TGCCTCGAGCGGGCGCTGCGGCTCTATGGCGTGAGCGCGATGCCCGATGGCCAGGGCAATCTGCTGCTGACCATTCCCGGCGCTGGTCCGGCGCTGGCCGAGATGAAATTGGGAGGGACGATCCTGTCGGGATCGGGCGCCTTTTCGGAAAAGGATACCTACTCCGATTATTGGGTGCTGGGTCAGTTTCCGGGGTCCAGCGATACCTATTCCGACCCGCGCGTCACGAACGGCGCCAGCGCGCATGCCAGCGATCCCACGGTGACCCGCTATCGCCCGCTGATCGTCAGTGTCGAATGCAACACGCCGTCGCTCGATTTCCTGCCCAAGCGGGCGCTGTGGGAAGCGGCGCACCGGTCGGGCATGGGCCGGCTGGGCACCTTCAAGACGCAGGGCTGGCGCGACGCGGCGGGCACGATTTACCAGCCCAATGCGATGGTGCGGATCGAGGATGATTTCCTGGGCATCCACGAAAGCCTGCTGGTTTCGGGCGTCAAGCTGTCGCTCGACGAAAGCGGCACCCTGAGCGAGCTGAAATGCAGCCGTCTGTCGGGCTTTGTGCCGGCGCCGATCGCCGATCTGGGGCCCTATGAAAACAGCGGTGCAGCCAAATGAGCGACGCAATGATCCGCTCGATCAACAAGCTGTTCGCGCCGGTGGCGCGCGCGATGCGCTCGATGGTGCTGCGCGGGGTGATCACGCTGGTGAATGACGCTGCCGCGCTGCAGTTGGTCCAAGTCCGGCTGCGCGCGATGCCGCAGCCCAGCGGGGCGGCCGGCGCCGAGATGGCCGACAATCTGGAAGTGCTGGGCCACTATGGCTTTACCAGTGTGCCGCATGCCGGCGCCGAGGCGGTGGTGCTGGCCGCAGGCGGGGTGCGGGCGCATGGGCTGGTGATCGCGATCGACGATCGTCGCTATCGGTTGACTGGGCTCGAAGCCGGCGAAGTCGCGCTTTACGATGACCTGGGCAATATCGTGAAACTCGGCCGCAGCGGGCTGACCATCACGGGTGCGACCAAGGTGACGGTTTCCGCGCCAGTAGTGCTGGTCGACAGCCCTTCGGTGCAGCTGGGCGGCGCTGGCGGCCCGGCGGTGGCGCGCGTCGGCGATACGGTTTCGGGCGGTGTGATCACGTCCGGCAGCACCAAGGTCACCTGTTCATGACCGACCTGGCGCTTGCCTGGAACCCGGCCTTCGAAGGGTTCGACCTGGTGCTGACCGAGACCGATCTGGCCGTCGATGATGGCTGGACGGGTGCGGTGATCCTGTCGGCGTTTTGCGACCGGCGCGCCGATCCGGGTGATCCCCTGCCGGCTGGCGCCGATCCGCGCGGCTGGTGGGGTGACCGCGTGCAGCCTTTGGCGCGCCCGCAAGCCGGCAATGGCGCCAACCCCGACCGCATCGGCTCACGACTGTGGCTGTTCGAACGTGAAATACAGTCGGCCGCCAATCTGGTGCGGGCCAAGAAGATGCTGACCGAGGCATTCGGCTGGATGCTGGACGATGGCTACGTCACCGCGATGGTGATCAACGTCTGGTATCCGCGCCGCGCGATGCTGGGTTTCAGGGTCACGGCAACCTGGCCGGATGGCAGCACCAGCACGCATCAAGACGAACTCGCCTGGGGTAATGCATGACCTATTTCACCCCCGACGTTGACACCATCTCGCTGCAGGGCGCCGCTGCGATCCAGAGCTTTCTGGGGCGCGACAGCACCCTGCCGCGCTCGCCGCTGGGCGTGCTGAACAAGACGCTGAGCGGCTCGGTCGATGGGCTGTACGGCGAGATCGACAGCACCGCGGCCGACATCATTTATGACACGGCGAGCGAGCCGGCGTTGATCCGCTGGGCCGGCATCTGGGGGCTGACGCTGAAGGCGCCGACCGCTGCTACCGGCATCGTCAGCTTCAGCGGCGGGACGGGCACCGTGCCGATCGGCGCGATCCTAGTGCGCCAGGACGGCATCCAATATGCGCTGCAGGCGGCTGTCACGTTGGAGGCCGGCGTGGGCATGGGCACCGTGGTTTGCCTGTCGGCCGGCGCGATGACCAATATGGCCGATGGCGCGGTGCTGACGCTGATGACGCCGACAGCGGGCGTCTCGCCCGATGTGGTTGTCGGCGGTGACGGGCTGTCGGCCGGGGCGGATATGGAAACCGCGCCCGAGCTGCTCGCCCGGCTGCTGATCCGTATCCGCCAGACGCCGCAGGGTGGCTCTGCGGCTGATTTCGAGGAATGGGCGCTGTCGGTGCCCGGCGTCACGCGCGCCTGGGTCAGGCCGGGCTGGAACGGCCCTGGCACCGTGGGCGTGCTGTTCATGTGCGACGATCGCACCGATCCGATCCCGCTGACCGCCGATGTGGCCGCTGTGCAGGCGGTCATCAACGCGCTGCAGCCGGTGGCGGGCGTCGGCTATGCCGTGGCGCCCGTCGCCGTGCCGCTTAATCCCTCGATCCATCTGGCGCCTGGCTCGGCGGCGATCAGCGCTGCGGTCCAGGCCGATCTGGCTGATCTGATCAGCAACGAGTGCGTGCCGGGCGGGACATTGCCGCTCACGCAAATCAGCGCGACGATTTCTGAAGCGGCCGGCGTGGTCGATTTCGTGCTGTCGGCGCCTGTGGCCAACGTCACCCCGGCAGCGGGCAGCATCACGACGATGGGGGCGATCACGTGGCTGTGAAAACCACCGCCGATTACCTGAAGGTGCTGCAGCAGTTGCTGCCGCCTGGGCTGGCGTTGACGCGCGATCCGTCGTCCAATCTGACAGCGTTGCTGAGTGCCTTTGCCGAGGTGCTGGTGGGCGTCGATGCCTCGGTGGCCGGGCTGTACGATGAAGCCGATCCGCGTACCACCAGCCAGTTGCTGCCCGATTGGGAACGGGTCTGCGGGCTGCCCGATCCGGCAGTGGCCGGCGCGGCGCAATCGCTGGTCGAGCGCCGCGCCTGGCTGCTGCTGCGGCTGACCTCGATCGGTGGCCAGTCGGCGGCCTATTTCATTGCGCTGGCCGCGCAGCTCGGCGCCACCATCACCATCACCAAATATCAGCCCTGGGGCTGCGGCTACGGCATGACTGGCCGAGACCAGCTGAGCGGCGACGGCTCGCTGTGGTTCCTGTGGCAGGTCAACATGCCCCAGCAGATCGTCTATTATTTTCAGGTTGGCGCGTCGCAAATCGGCGACCCGCTCGGCTACGTGCGCACCGGCGTGATCGAGGCGCTCTTTGCCCGATACCAGCCCGCGTACGGCACCCTCATCTTCAACTATGGGAGCAGCTGACATGCAGCGGGTTTCAGGCGTCAATTTTCTGGCCAATGGCGCGGGCGCGGGCAAGAATACCTATCAGGATTACAACGCGGCGACGGGGCAAGCGGGCACGACGCCCAATGCCAGCGCGCTGACCGCGCTGCAGGAAGAGATTGCCAGCTTCGTCGAGTTCTCCGGGCGGGCACTGAACCCGGCCGACAATACCCAGCTGCGCCAGGCCATCGCCGCCTATGTGACGGCGGCGATCACCGGCGGCACCTATGAGACGGTTGCCGCGGCAACATCCTCGCTGGCGGCGGCGGTGGCCAGCCTGGACAACCCGGCACAGGTGGCAACGGCCATCGCGGCGGCCTTGGCGAGCTATGCGCCGCTGGCCAGTCCGGCGCTGACCGGCAACCCGACGGCGCCAACGCAGGCGGCCACCGACAACAGCACCAAGCTGGCTAATACGGCCCAGGTGCAGCTCGCCATCGCGGCGCTGGCGTCGGGCGTCGGCCAGACTTGGCAGAATCTCACGGGCTCGCGCGTATCTGGCACGACCTATACCAACACCGGGGCCAAGCCGATCACTGTGCTGATGGTCTTTCCGGACACCGTCAGTAGCAGCCCCTATGTGACCGTCGTGGTCGGCGGCGTCACGCTCATCAACAATGTCGAATATGACAATGGCAGCGGGGTCGGCGCCTTGACAGCCTCGTTCATCGTTCCTCCGGGCGCAACCTATGTCGTCACTTTTGGCAGCTGGACATATTCCGGCGCTACTCTCCAATGGAACGAATTGAGGTAATCGACATGGCAATCTGGCAAAACACCGCAGACAATTCCTTGCATGATGACATGGACGGGCTGGCGCTTGCCATGCCCATTTGGCCCGTCGGCATGGTTGAACTGACCGATGCTCAGGTCGCCGCCGCCCGCGCGCCAACGCTCGCACAGGCGCGGGCCATTCAAGTCGCAATCCTGAACGCTGGCTATGCAGTGGCGATTGCGGCACCGGTCAGCTTCACCAACGCGGCGGGCACCGCAGCGACCTATCCGCAAACCGATGCCGCCAAGCAGAACCTGACCAGCTGCATCACGACGGGCGCTGCGGCCTGGTCGCTCAACCTGTGGCTCGACGTGAACGGCAATCCGGTCACGCCCTTCACTTATGCCGATCTGCAAGCGCTGGCAGCGGCGATGGAAGCGGCCGAGGCACCTGACTTTCAGGAGTTGCTCACGCTGGTTTCGCAGGTGTCTGCCGCCACGACGGTCGCAGCGGTCCAGGCGATTGTCTGGCCGGCGGTGGTGACCGGCTTATGAGCGAAGATCCTGTCGCACGGCAGATTGCTTCCCAAGCTTTGTCCTATGTCGAAAATGCCCTGACGTTGATCGATGGTGGCACGGCCACTGCCGCTGCCGCAGCCACTTCGGCACAGGGCGTGCTCGCCGCCTTTTACACCGCGTTTTTGGGCGCCTTCGTCAATGATGCCGCCGCCGACGCCTTTGCCGTGGCCCAATTGATCGCGCTCACCAGCCAGATCTACTGGGCGACCGGCGCGGGCAAGATGCGCGTCTATGCCGCCGGCGCCTGGGGCGATTATGACGCCACCGCCCAGGCCGCCAGCGCCAATGCCTCGGCGCAGGGCGCTATCGCCTCGGCGCAGGGCGCTATCGCCTTGGCGCAGGCCGCCATCGCCACGGCGCAAGCAACTGGCGCCGCCGCTGCGGCCACCGCCGCCGCATCCGCATCGGCCAGCGCCGCGCTGGCGCTGGCCCAGTTCCAGGCCAGCTACCTCGGGGCCTTCGCCAGCCCCGCCGCCGCCACTGCCTACGCCGCCGCACAGCCGATCAGCCTGACCAGCGGCAACCTCTATTTCGACAGCACCGCAAACAAGCTGCGGGTCACCACCGGCGGCATCTGGGGCGACTACGACGCCACTGCGCAGGCCGCAGCGACGGCGGCAGCGACATCGGCCAGCCAGGCCAGCGCGGCATCCGCCGCCCTCGGCATCTACCCCAACGCCTATGCCAGCGCGCTGCCGCAGGGCGTGACCGGCACCACCATCAGCGCCGCTGGCACTGGCGGGACGGCCGGCACCTATGCGCTCGGCATCTCCGGCGGCCCCACTGGCTTTGCCGGCACCTATACGATCAGCGCGGGGGGCGTGGCATCCATCGCCATCACCAATCCCGGCCTGTCGACCAGTTCGACGGCGCCTACGCTATCATTCCCATCTGGCTCGGTAACCGGCGCCGCAGCCACCGCGACCGTGGCCAGCCTGATCGCCAATCAAAAGACCTATTGGGTCGTATCGTCCAGCAACACCACGCTGCTGCTCTACGGCAACAATGCCGGCGCGGTCGCCACAGCCCCCTTCGGCACAGCACAGGCATCCGTGCCGCAGACCGCGTTCCTGGCCGCCATGGCCGCCGTCTTCCAGGGCGCCACCCAGACGATCTTCGCCGACACCTACGCCGGCGGCCGCACCGATGGTTTCCCGATCCTCGCCCGCGACGCTGCCGGCCTGCCCTGGGCCTTCGCCAATTTCTTC